AACACAATACCAACTTCCATTTTCTGTTACATCATTGGCACTTCCGTTTAAATTCCCAATTAATTTAAAGCAGCTATTTATTCCCAACAGTCCCCCCAGTTTTGATGCAAGTGACTGCATCGTCATTTGTGCGGCATCTCCGCTACTTTGTAAAACCCTTACATTTGCGGCATCTGTCACAGTCGGAAGTTCATTTTCATACACGTCATTTCCTGCTGCAGCAACGGCAGCAAATGTTGAAGTTTCTGACAAAGCCATAACCATTCTTGTGGAAACCATGTCCACCATCTCATCCACTGTTACATTCTGTTCGTTACCGTCTTTATCAACAGCCTTAAAACCAACAATATTGTCTAAATTCAAATCACTCATAATATCCTAATTTTATAAAGTTTCTATTTCAGATTCAAGCTCAATGATATGGTTGTCTATACACATGTTCACCTCATCATTGAAATTCGCTATATCCAGCTCCACACATCCGGCACTTGACCGGGTGCTGCTGTAGATACGGACAAAGCCTCCGTTATTCAACGTTTCCTTCGCCAGCTTCAGTTTCGCCAGTTCGTCATTGATCCGGCTGGCGCGTTCCAAATTCTCAATTTTCATGTTGTTCCTCCTTCTCTTTATATGTCTTCAAATAATGTTCAAACGAATCGGCAAATGCTCCGGTAAAGGTCGGATAAGCGAACCGGATTATTTCAATCTCCTGCCCGCTTAAGTCCACATTGCCTTCCGCATTATAAATCTTCTCGGAAAGACAATGCGCTCCGATATTATCAGGCACTTTGGTATAAAGGTTATTTGCCAAGCTATATGCCACATCACAGGCAACCATTTCTTTCTTGTCTATCCCCGTGTACATGGGGAACTGTTTAAAATTTATTTTCATAATCATTACATTTTAGTTCCAACAATCAATCCAATTCATAAACCACTTGTTATTATGCTTGTCATAATACATTGCTGCCGCCTTTGACTTGGCCAAACCTATCGAAGTGCTGACCTCCCCGGAATTCCAGCCGACAAGATTTGTTCCGGCTATGGTCACATCACCACCAGAAACGTTTCTTATCCAGTAGAACTGCCCGTCTTCCGCAGTGGACGGAACAGTCAGCGTAATACCGGACGTTACAGCCATGATAACACTATCCATCACTGACAAAGTTGTGCTCTTGCTTATTCTGCGCAATCTGAGCCTAAACCCACAGATGTCCCCCTTGACGATATACAACGCATGATTCCCGGTATACTGAAAATCATTATCATCATAAGCATGGGAACCTTGTATGTCAAAATACATGCCCACATTGCCATACGCCGTATTCGTTATATTCCTATTAACCGAAATACGGGATGGGCATAATATTGCCCCCCCACTAGATGAAGGAAAAGTATCCGCTCCAATAAACACGCTTGAATAACTTCCGGTAAATCTTACCAAGTTGGCGGAAAGGAGCATGGCATTATTTCCGCTAACAGCCTCCAAACTTGCAGATGATATGGTAAAACCACCAATATTCCCTTTTGTAGATGTGATTGTTCCAGTAATCTCTGCATTCTTACATTTGAAATACCCGGTTACGCCATTGATAAGAAGAGTTTCACCTTCATCGTTGTGGGATTTAAGCACATTGTTTTTGAACATGAATCCGGCCACATTCGCACCATCGGCGAAAAGGGTATCAGTAGCGATATTCACAAACTTCTGCATGGCTTCCCAGTTCGAATCCCCGTTGGCTGATGTGGGTGCAGAGGTAACGGAAGCGCCGTAATTTTTTACAAGGAAATTATAATAAACTCCCCCTATCAGATATATGACCTTATCCCGGTAATCCGCATTCCAGACGTAAGTCTGTCCGGAAGCCCATACGCCTCTGTCACGGGGAAACGCCCCTGTTGCTCCTGTTGCTCCTATGTCTCCGTCTTTAGCAACCCCCACACCTTTTTCAGCGACAAAATTATTATTCCATGCGTTTGCATCGGAAGCCGACTTATAAGCCCGGACGGCAAACTGGGTGTATCCGGCTGTCGCAGGAACGGATATCTGATTGCTTAGGGTAGCACCTACATGCGCCAGCCAGCTTCCGTTGTATTTGCGTGCGACAAGATAGAATCTGTTCGTATCGCTCACATTACCGCCTATATTCTGTTTCATGGTAACAACAAATGCTGACGGTGACGGTGTGCCTGTTGACGTGAAGTTTATCGTGCTTACCGGGCTGTCAAGCCAGTACGAAGCGGACGGTTCGACACCGGAAGTCATTTCCTGCCAGTCGGAGTTGACAGCCTTGTCCGATCTCTTCCCGGAAAGTATGTAACCGCCATCCTTCTTCCTTAGATAACTTCCACCTCTCACACGAAGAAGCGGAAGTGGCGGATTGGAAGTCTGAACCTTGCTTAAGTAAGATCCTTCGGCAAACGATACTGTACTGTTTTTCGCATACGGAATGTTGGCGGATTCCCAATGACCTGCGGCTGTGATACTCTCACCGTCAGCCCCGTCCTTACCATCTACAAGCATGGGGACGGTTTCAACATCCACTATCTGGTCATTCACGTAAAAGACAAACTTCAATGTCTTCGTGAAATTTCCGCTTGATATGGCTGTATTGTTGTTTATGGTAGTTTCAGCTCCACCGTCTATACTGTATTTCAATATACCGTCCGTTGTGGTGGATATCACGCCCCCCACTGACATTTGCCTGTAACATGATACGGAAGACACGCTGTAGTTCCCGTTCTTGTCCTTGCTTACTGAACTGGCGGAAACGACAATGCTGTATAGAATGGCATCCGCACCATTCGCTCCCCCACGCACACCAGCTACTGTGAACGTAAGATCACGGGAATACTGCTGCCCGTTCTTTGTAGCCCTGATTGTGATCTTCACCGTGTTTGTCGCTGCAAGAGTAGCTCCGGCAGATACCGATATTGTCACCACTCCTGTATTCTTGTCTGTCGCACACAGAAGATTTGTGTCAGGTGTACAGGTGATGCTGTCAAGGGTGAGCTTTTCCGTTCCGTACCACATGCTGACAGTTGTATTCCAAGTCTGTGAGGACACGACCTTCCCGTCCGAAGTAAGGGCTGCATTGACCATCTCGTTATCGAAGTCCGCCATGATGGCGTTCTCCCCGTCCTTGCTCCATCGATGCACCACGGCAGGATCACTGAACTCAGACCATACGCCGTTTTCCTTAAAACGTGTACAACCCCATTCAACCTGATGGTCTATGTCCGTACCAAGATAATTATCCGTCCAGCCTTCCGGAACATAACCATCTTTCTGCTGACTGTCCGGCTTTTCAGGGGTGTTATCTATGATATTGCCTCTTGTGTATATATACTCATAGCCCTTACCGTCTTTCCCGTCCGATATCATAAGCTGCCATCTTCCGTCCTGATAGATGTAGGTGGCGCGGTCAGTTGTGTTACGGTATGAATCACCGTTTTTCGGGTTGGCTGGAGCCGTGGCAAATTCACCAAGGAAAGTGATGCTCTCGCCTTTCAGTTCACGCCCGTCAAGAAGCATGTCCCAGTCTTCGTTAACCTCCCAGTCGGCAGGTTTCCCGGCAAGATAATAACCACCGTCCTTCTTTCTTAAGAAATTGCCGCCTTTGATACGCAATATTCTGATGGGAGGATTGGAGGTTTCCACCTTGGATATAAAGACACAGTTGGCAAGAGTGACCATTGTATTGGCACTATATGGTGTGTTGGCGGATTCCCAATGACCACCACCGACTACGGACAATCCCGGATCACCTTTTTGCCCTTCCGCCACTTGTTTCAGCCATGCCGGATTATCATCTGACGGCTCGGTTGTCGTTCCGTTATCATCAACACACAACCACAAAGCCCCGTTATGTGACACCCGGTTATAGTAGGCATACTTACCTGCGGTCCATTCACCTTTGTCCAACGGAACACGCACTGTCTGTCCGGTGATCTCATCCACCTGAAAGATAAGCCCGGTCATGATAATGTTTTGAAGAACGGCCGAGTAATTGTCCGCATTAACACCGGCTACAGTCATGCCTTTTTTCTTGCCGAACCACGCAGGCATCTGCGCCGGTTCCGGGTCCCAAGTGTTGGCATTGTCAAAGAATGTAATACAGTTGTTTCCGTTGACTGAATCAATAAGTATATAGGTCTGACGTTCCGGATCCGTAAAGTTACCTGTTTGTGCCAATACCATCTGCTCGGCAGGTTTCCAGTCAGAATGTCCCGGACGGGGAATGACAGTAAACTTCTTGGCGGTATAATCTGCGGCAGTCACCCGGAATTTCATCTCTTCAAAGCCATTCAGCTTGCCTTCGCTATTCTTAGTCACAAAATAGGTGGTAAGGATATCATCAACAAACTGGCTCAATCCGTCCGCGTCCGTCAGATCGGGAGTGATGGTGTAGGTTCCATCGCCGTTATCCACGTATGACAATACGCTACAACCGCCACCGGGGGAGTTTACCATACGTCCTTTGAAATAGGTTGTACGGTTATAAGCTATTTCAGGAACAAACAAACGCTTACGGAAAACGCCGCTTCCCATTTCCATGTCACCCTTTTCGTCTATGTATCCACCTGATACACCAGTAACGAAATCACCGAACTTGGCATATTTCTTAATCAAGACTCCGCCCAGTAAGGATAACAAGTACTTAGTGGAATCCGCCACGTCCTTCCGCAAGAATATCTCTTTCAGCTTCTCCGCACTGTTCTCTATCTCAGTCATTACACGCAATGCGCTCATCACATCCTCATCGGTGTAGGTGACATCCTTGTCACCCTGCTTTACGATGCGGTTTATCAGATTCCCGGCTATCTTAAGACCTTTGAGGAAGTTTATTATACCTTGCGCATCATCATCGTTCAATGCGGAAAGGAACCAGTTTTGTACAGGTGTGTCCTTATCCAGCGTGTATGCAGATGTGGCATGGTCAGCGTTGGTAACATCTCCCCCTCCGCCACCACTGCCGCCACCGCCGTTCTGCTTTATCTCTTCAACCTCAATGGAAATCTTGCTAAAGTTGCTGTTGATGCGGTCTGCCGTTTCGCTCCAAGTTCCTGTTTTGTTTATTGTATTAAGCTCCATATATCCTGTTCCACTTTTACCATTCCGCATCCGGGTGTACTTCTACGGACAGATAGTTCATTATTCTGATGATTAATTTTCGTATCATAAATATATGTTTTGAGTGTTACTGATAATTTTCCGGGTTACTCTATAAACACTCCTAATTATATTCTGATGGATATTTTGTACTATCTGTGTAGTCAACTACCATTTTGTCAAATGCGGTAGAAGGATAACTATATAGTTTAAACATTTCAGCTATAAATTTTCCATGATACATTGCACCTGCCGTTATGAAGGATTTTCCTGCGCTGTCCTGACTACCATAAGGATGATAATCATCATTTATATAACGCCGAGGATGTTCTCCTGAAGATACAGCCATATCCCATAACATGGGAGTGTTGGCACAGTGACTGACATCAATCAAGGGAATAGACAGTCTATTGGCCATCCATTTCATTTCATTATGGCATTTTTCCTGATCCTTCCAATTTATAGGTGATTGAAGCGATGTACATATCATAAACTTACAATTCGGGAATAATGTTCCTGTACGTTGTATAATATACCTAATCGCTCCGGCTATCTTAAAAACAGGGACCTGTTCAATCGGGACCATTATATTGTCAACAGAAATAAATTTTTCTTCCATAAAGTCATCATAATCAAGATGTGATGGATTTAAATCAGGCGATGATATATCAGCATCAGTTACAAAACTCCGGTTGCTCCATCCATTAGGATTGGATCTACTTTTTTTAAAGTCATTGGTACAGCCAACAATCAAGAGATAATCAGGTTCTTGTAAGTCTCCTGTTCCGTGTGCTGTTATCATTTGTTCCAGTCTCGCAATATATGATTGCATAGGTTCTTGCACAACTCCTTCTGTTATAACCGAAGAAGCATCTGTCAATGTATACCCACCTGCAGCATAATTAGCTATATATTCAGGCTTAATTTCATTTACAAAATATTTTACCCATGCGCCAGACTGATTGGAACCTCCTTGATGCTTGAAGGTATTAAGAGAACCGCCGAAACCAGTGGAAGAGGTACTGTCACCTAATATCCATATCTTTAATCCGGTAGTATTCTTTTGCATATTATTTATATCAGCACCGGTCAATTCACCCTTATTAACTCCGGAAAACCCCTCTCCCCGAACAGCTTCCATCACTTGATTTTTTTCGCATATTACAGGTATTATATAAGACCGGTCAACAGCACTTGTATATTTCCCGACCATTGCCATGGCATAGACCTCATCTTCTTGCACTTTGAATTCATATAATCCTTTCAGACCAAAAGTGGCACTACCATTTAACCATGTCAAGTCAGATGCTTTTAACGCACGTTTCAGTTGTTTATTTTTATCAAGCAGCACCACTAAAACCCCGGAAGTGCCCGAACTTAAAGTTCCACCAGAATCCTTCTGCATAACATAATAATTCTTACCCTCCTCTACCGGTATATATAACGCACTCCATGCTGTGCCTCGTGGACCACTATTGGAAATACTCAAGTGGGTGTCCTCAACTGTAAAAACTGCGTCAAAAATCATTCTGTCAGCAACCAGATTGGATGTTTTGGGAGAAAACTCCAATTCGCATGGTGAATCCATCAGATAGATTTCATTTTCCCCCCTCAACTTCACCATGCCGGAAGGTTGAACCAGCTTATATGAATAAGTCTTTATAGTTGTCTTTTCAGACATATTATTTTGCCTACCGACAGACCAAGGCAATTTATTGCCTGAAATGTCAAAAACTTCGACTCCATTATTCCAACCCGTTTGCGCAGGGGAAAAATAGATATCTAAATTTTCATCATAAACCTCACGTGCTAATATATATTCTATATCTCCGTTATCTTTTACATCCTTATCCAAATAGATCTGTCGTTGTGTGTCTGTGCTGTCTTGAGCCCAAGCACGAACATCCGACTGATTACTATCATCAACAAGGGACAAATGCTGATATTCCCCATCATAAGGATGAATATATTTTATGCGCTTGACCGGATTGGATATGATATCCCCACTTGTCGGAACAGTCAGGTAATTGACTGCATAATGGTTGTTAGCGATATCAATACCAAAAAAACTAATATTATATTCTCCATTTTCGTAAAGTCCGGGTATCTCTATAAATGATTCATCATTATAACTATCAGCAACATCCATCTTCATGGTAATCTCCTTATCCAGAGATGCCGCATCCGCTGTGAACGACATATATGCAGCATTGTCAGGAATTTGAATACTACTTGAAGATGACTGACTTTTTATAAATTCCATTTGTATATCATAAAAAGTAATAACAAAATTAGAATTTGTTTTTAAAAGAAAAGGAATATTTATTTCCTTGACATGTTCTATGTGAAGAAACATTGTACAGATCCCATTGATTTTCGATATGCCATTATTATCCTTATACAGATATCGACAATAAGGAATAAGCGTTCCCCTTAATCGGTATGTTGTCAAATTTTCAATATCAGACGATGACAATAGGACGCGATAGTTGGAATCTGATTTTTTATCAGTATCTGTATAATCTCCAGATATCTTCTGTTCGACAACAAAGCCTCTCTCCGGATCATTATACACCATGATCATCCCATTGAACCATGGTCCTTTATAACTCAAACGGGTATTATAACGGTCTGTTGTCCATTCCAGATACGCTACCGTATTTGTCAGGTACAACCGATTCCTATAAAGTCCCCAATTCTCAACTGATGTCATCTGATATACCTCAATCTCACCTGATATATTGGTAAATGTCACAATCATCCCCTTTACGCGCAATTTGGTTGGTATGGAGTCTTTGGCTGTTGAATATGTATGGAATTCACCATTCGGTAAAGGTGCTTCAATGTCCGCATTCCACCATCCGGAACTGGATTCTGAATCATAACAAGGTTCCCATCCTCCCCATTTTGACTCAGAAGATATATAGGATCTACGTAGGATATTAACCGTGTTGCTATATTGTCCAAGCCCACCGCTACTATTGGCGTTATATCCTCCTATAAGACACTGACCATAATAATTATTTCTCGACTTCGTAACTATTAACAGACCATTTCTTCCACTACTTTTCGTGTAATATAATCCAACATTATCATCTGTGTTCAATGTGTCCAAAACGTTTAAACCGGCTCCAATGTCAATCACACCTTTAATCGCCGTTGTATTTTTTTCTAACTCGGAAAGTTCTTCTGTCAGGCTCTTGCGGCTGTTCGGATTGACCACCGCATCGGTTGTGGTAGCCGGGTAAATGGTTTGGCTACCTTTGGTCAGCTTATATATTTTTGCCATAATAAATCTCCTATATTTCTAGATTAGTAACTGTTTCTTCTTTCTCTTCCGGTGGCAAAGGAGGTACAAAATCACTCAGCACATCTTCATATTCATTATCCGACAATGGGAACGCCTGAATTGTATTATATGCGGCATAATCGGGATAAGATGTTATTTCCACCGTGCTTTCATCGGTTTTCCCGGTAGTCAGTACGATTCCTGTATCTTCAACGGAAACAAGGTTGCAGATGCCATCCTGAAAGTCGGAATCGGATATGAAGTATTCACGTTTGACCTTCAGCATACCGGGAGAAAAACAGGGGTTGTCAAAAGCGACAAGCAGGTTGCCGTCTTCCATGCGGCTGCAACCGACATACTCATGCCCGTCAAAGGAGGCTATGAACTTTCCCTTGAACGGATTGAAGTAAGTGAACCGGAAAGGAGTATTCACATCCCCGTTCAAGTTCTTCTCTATGATTTTAAAATCGGACTGATAATTAATTCTCATAACTATAATATTGATGTTACATCGTCTATCTCCTCGGCTGTCAGGTATCCGTTCAAGTCAACACTTCCGCCACCTCCTGTCGTGCCTGTAGGACTCCATTTTCCCTTTGTTTTGCATTCATATATAGGACCCGGTATGGTGTCACCCACAACAGCCCAGTCACCTACAACAGGAGATGAAACTGTCTCTTCCAGCAATTTAAGAGTAGAGAACAACCCCTTGTTGCGGATACCGTTCTGCTTGACTTTTTCCACTTCGGTAGAAGTCTTGCTAAAGTTGTTGTTAAGACGGTCTGCCGCCTCACTCCAAGTTCCTGTTTTGTTAATATTATTCAGTTCCATATCACTTCACTTTATTTGGGCAACATGTTCTGATCCCATACAATCTCAGAACCTTTAACCATAATTATGCGTCCTCCCATTATCTGGGTCTGATATATATAACCGTCACTTCCTTTTTGTTCGACAACCATACTGTCCGGACGGAAATACAATACATCACTATTGGAAGGATCATTCATAAAAACACGGGGAACCATACCGTTCAATCCATATTGAAGAGATATGTCCAAAAGCGAATTACCATCATCATCATGAATATCAATTGACGGTCTTCCATATTCATCTTCAGGAAATATGGTTATCTCATAACCTGACGGTGAGGAAACCTTCACTTTCCCGACAAATTCAGGATTTCCGTCAGCATCCCATTTAATGTTCCCATTGGCAAGCTGCCCGGAACCATCCTCATTCAACAGTATCTTACCATTGGCTATTTCAACCTTTCCCCGGAAATATCCGCCCAAAGCATAGATATATCCTCTTAAGAACACATCACCGCCATGAGTCGCAACAAAGTTCGCCATGTTCGCCCATTCCGCATCTGTGGGCTGGTAATCAGGATCATTACGGAACCTCATTACGGTCAGAATTGCCTGTTCAAGTTTTCCTCCTGCCCAAAACGCCACATCATCATCGTCATTGTATATGCCGCTAACTCCGGCTGTGACCTTCTGTAACTTGCCATTCTTGTAATTACCCAGTTGGATCATATTGGCAAGAATCAGACCACCAAGAATATCCACAGAACCATCCTTGATCGCACTGGCGATATAATTGATTGACTGGAAACCGGCTGTTGCCTTGTCATTGTCAAGAATTGAAGGCTTCCAGTCAGTAGCGATGGTTCCACGCTCTAACTGAAGGTCACAAACGGTTGCGGTACCACTGATAAGAAATATACCACTGCCATTGAAGGTGATCTTATGGGTATATCTCTGATAAGAGGATGTGAGAGGTTGAGAAACACTGAAAGAACCGCAGGAAACAGACACAGACGTACCCTTTGCTTTATAACTGATAACATAACTTTCTCCTTTAATCAATGATACGGACTGGGACAAACTACCGATTGCGGCAGAGTACCCGGAGCCGGCATCACTGTCCGCAGATACGGTAGCCACTCCCGTCCAATATTCCAGTTGCTTGCTAAAAAGTTCGGTATCCGCCGATAGCTCGGTAGCGGCAGACAGGTCCTCTGTCTCATAATCTCCCGTAAACCCGGAATTGCGCAACAGATTGACACTTCCGACAGCCGCATTGTCTATCGCATCCTTGGCCTCTTGGGCAAGATCTGCGGCCGCCTGTATCTCATCCGGCAAGCCTTCCATATTCTTCCATCCGGTGGAGCCTTTTTCGATATGGAACATACCCTTGATATCAACACCTTTATCCTGAGTGTATTCCATGTAAGTGGTCCGGCCCTTGTCACCAATGTACGTATCTCCGTACACCTTCATCCGGGCCTTGCCGGTAGACCTGTCAAAATCAAAAGAAATGACATCTTTCCCGGTCAAGGTAAAATCATTAATACCCTGATACATGATGATGGACGGAGAAACTTCGTTCACCGAAGAGAGAATTATCGCCGCCTGTCGGGTAATATCGGTCTTATGGCCTAATCCCACGATATCATCACCTGCCACCGGAACATCGTTCTCGACATTAGGATCACACACGGTCTTGGACAGGTCTATATAATTCTCACCTACTGCTGTGACCAACCGCCAGTAATAGCGGTTGCCGACATGATGAGAAATGCCTGTCTTGATATTGCACTCCTGTGCGATGGCGAGAGATCCCGGAGTAAACTGGTTCTCTATCTCAATTCCGTCTTCCTCTTCCTTGAAATAACAACGGTAGACATCATCCAACTCATCCACACGGTTGCATTTCATGCCTGCATGGGAAATCACCTGCTCGCCACCTACATACGTCTTCTTCTTTACTTCAAGCTCGTCAAAAACGGCTTTGACCTTGACATACAGATAATCAACAACAGCCTGTGACATACCGTTCTCAAGTACAGTAATTCCACTACCGTTCTTACCTATCAAAAGACCTTTTAAAAAAGTGATCAGCTCATTGGCAAAATCTTCTTTATCTTTACGAAGGAAGTATTTGGAAAGTTCCTCTATATTTGCACTTCCCGATATGGCAACAACCCGGTCTTTATTGGTCCTTATGTAAATAGAAGGATTCTTATCATCATTATGTATGTATATCTCACCCTCATTCAACCCTTCCAATCGCTTTTCAAATGATGGGGATATTTTCGGTATAATCGGATTTCCTTCTGCATCCGTTTCCGAACCGTACCACAATATCTTTATAGGATGATTTCTAGCCATGATTACACATAATTTTCATTAACAAAAGCAGCTTGCGCCTTCTTGTATTTTAACACATCGTCCTCTTCAGGATTAGTTAGCAAAAATGCTATACCTGAAGAAGAAGTTGCGATCTCAGTTTTGCCTCCGATCCCAGCAATATCGTTTTCTCTAGGGCGTAAAGTCACTTTATATATAAACATCTGTTTTTTACCTATTGTATCAAGCTTTTCCGGGACAGAATCCCCTTCCCGTACATACAAATTACCGTCTATGTTAACGTGAGAAAGGCAAAGTAACTTATTTATGAACTCCGCTATATAATACGGAACACCACGACTTGTCCCAAATACAAAATCAAATGTCTTATAAGGAAGAGAATACATTTCTATTATCTCCTGCTTCTGGTTCACGAACTGTTCGTTCTCAACTTTTAAGTCCACCCCATCCGGTTTGAATCCTCCTATTATTCTGAACTGAAACATCTGCTGAACATCATCAATCCAGAATATATTATCAAATGCAGAATTATTATCCTTATGGGAATATTCAATCAATATAGAATCACCTATATTCTCACACACACAGAATTCCTCACATTCCTTATCGCCTATAGTTACTGTATATATCCCCTCCGAAGGAGATAATGAGGCATAATACATCTTAACGCTTTCATTAACATCATAAGTGAGCAGTGCTATTGACGAGGAGATATTGCCAATCTTATCATTCAAAAAAGCCAAAGGTATTTCACCGTTATCGCAGAAAATTTGCAGCAAAATGTTGTCTGACAAGGAAAATACTTGTCTGAAACATCCTGCATTTGAATATTTATATTTCAGCGGTTTGAAGAATAACGGGCAAACATCTCCGATTGATATCATGGTCTTTTCGTTAGTTTCTAGCAGCTTGCGACTTCACAAGCTTTCATTGCAAATATAACAATTAAAATTTGAATCTTTATAAAGAATTAGAATTTTTCACAATCAAAGTTACCTTTGAACTTTGTGATTTTGTGAAATTGTAATCAGCCTGCTGATAATATCCCTGTATAACCTTGCCTTGATGTTCAAATTCAACAATTCCTGTAAGATCTTCCGGAAGCTCTACATCCGAAGTTTCAAATTCTACTTCCGCCACAGTAAACATCCTTTTTGAAAGAATTATATCCCTGCTTTCCCCCATTCCATCAATACCCACATCACTATTACCATCTGAAGACGCAAAAGTAAGCATCTCAACAGATGAACCGATATATGCTTCATTGGCCAAAACCATAGAAGAAGGAGAAAACATGGCATTGAACATTGTGTCAGGGCTGAGAACGCCACCCATAAGATAATCCCTGTTCAATATATACTTAAGTCCAGACGAATCAGATTTCACCCCTACCATAAATAAATCAGTGTCACTTTCGTTGTCTGTAGTATCTTCACCTATCTTGTCAGCAAGGAACTCTATGCCGTATGCGTCCGCACGGTATGGAGATATCATTTCAAGGCTATTGTCCGTCATGGTCACGCCTGTGGTATATTCATTCGTAAAACGAAACTCATCCTTACCATTAGCCGTGTCGTAATCCTGTTTGTCAAAGCCTATCCGTATGCGCGAATACACCAATGCGGAATTAACCTTCATCTCGTAATCGGATAAATCATCTATTTTTTTGACAACATCATCCGAGAAGTATTTGCCTCTGTGCCGGAAAGTTATCGTATTGCCGGATATGTCATAAGCGTATCCGAACACATAACTCATCCAACTTGCAAATTTGGTGAAGGATGTATATATTTTGGCTCCCGGAATCTTACGAGCTGATTCAGCCGCCAAGAGCATACAATTATCAAGCCTTCCGTCACCCATGCTTTCTATTACCCCCGTCAATCCGTCTTTTCCCCCGTTAATGCTTTTGAGTAGTCTGTTGAGCAACGTGCCGGGATTTACAACATCCATCTCAACAGGATTTATTCTGTTTTTCCATGATATCGTAACACGACTTTTTGAATCCACGGGATAAAGGGCAGCAAGGTTAGGACCAGACTGTTCCCTCCCTGACTGCACTTTGCAAAGGAGCACAAGCTTCTCTCCTTTAGCTAAGAATATATCATGATGTGCTGAATATTCTTTTTCTATAAGACCGGTGGAATACGTTTCATAGAATACCTCACTGATTGTTTCCAATGTCTTTTTATCCGTGCCAATTTTAGCTAGCCGGAAACGTACCCCGTTAGTCCAGCCCCATGGCGATATGATATTATAGCTTATCCAAAATTTAAAATCAATATCAACAGACAAATTGATGCTTTTTACGGCATATATCAGAGTGCCATCATCTTTACGTTCATCCAACACCTCCGTCCCATTATCATTTAGATAATACTCCGTAATACTTATATATGACTGATCCGATATCTCCGTGGCATTGCCTATATTAATGTCGGTTGCCTCTGTATATAATGACATGGGAAGCCACCTTTCAGCAAAATCCATTGACACAAAATTATCTTGATCCGGAATCTCCCCTACTTCTCCATTGTATATGTCACCTGTAGGAATCCATTTTGCCGATTCTGAAAGTTCAAGCCCGTCATAAACAAGAGGAATGGGACTTTTCACCTCTTCAACAGGATATTCATATTGGGTTCCCCTTTTAGCCTTTATCATGGACGCCACGCTATCATCCACGGCATTTATCTGTAAGATACTACCATTATCCTGCAATGTAGAGAAATTGAGAGCGCAACTAAACCGTTCATTATACAACCAACTGTTATTTCTTGTACTTATTATTATTGAAGCGGAAGCATTCAGATAATCTTCATCATATTGTTTTAACAGCAATATTCTAGCATCCCCAGCAAAAGAAAATTTGTTAGAAAAAGTACGGATAACACCGTCATAGTCATTTCTCTTGAAACTAGCCTTCACCTCGTCCCAATTCTCAAGATCATCAGTAACCCTGTACCTCAGACCATTTATAAGTAACTCACATCGATAATACATAATTATTTCTTTTTACGATTCAATTCATCGATTTCATCGCATGTCTGCCTAACAAGACAGGCGTAAGATCCGGCGGTCCATTCTTTCAGATTGATATGCATCTTATTATATTTTCCAATAGCGACAACTTCATTTATAAACCCTCGTTTTGTAGGCTTCTCCTTCGGTTCCTCATTCTTTTCCTTACTTATCTTGTCCAAATCATATTGTGCACGGGATTTTAACGCGGATATTCTAGCATTCATGACCATTACATCACCTTTCTTGCACGAATAACCTATCTTCATCAGAATATCACGCACCTCATCATACATTTTCAACTTCATCATGTTCTCACATGCCTTCATGCACTCCACGGTCATTGCGAGATTCATACGTTCATTACAATTCAATATCTCAGAGGATAACTGTTTGCTCCCAACAATTTCTATATAGTCATTGATAATTTTTGCCGATGCGGCCCCTTTGTCCTCACTGTCAAATTCGATAGTATTGCTATCATTGGTATAGATCTCTATAAAAACGGACAAAGGAAGTTCATATATGTCACTTGTATACCTCATAATCATATACTTTTTGAAAATTGCTGATAATTGTTTTCTCTTATCGCCTTGGCTAATTTTGCAAATCCTATCTGCTGTGATTTCTCCAGATGCCCTATCTTTTTCTCCAGTTCGCTATAATCATTAACTATTGATACAGGAGGAAGATTGTTTTCGCTTCTATATGCCATAAGACCATCAAAATCATTTGCATGAGCCTTTATCCTGTCCATATCCACAGCATAAGGTATAACCTTCGCACCTTTAGGGATGTCAACCAAAGTAGGGACAGACGGAGTAATATACGCCCCTTTATCTGTAATGATCGTTTCGGAAACGCCACCATCACCCACTACAGCCAATCCGCCTTTATGCGAATCAGTACCCTTGGCGTATTTTGGAATAGGAGTCGCTATAATAGTAGCAAGCTGTATCGCCCCCATAGCACCTAGAGCAGCTATCATAGGTATTGCAGCAGGGAAACCCAATTGTTTTATCGTCTGCAAAATACCACCTGCTATCTGTATAGCCGCTTCAGCTATACTGGTAGCTTTCTCAAACTTTGCTTGTTTTGTTCTTAATGCAGCTTTTTTCTTCTCCAATTCGGCATTCTTTTGTGCCGTTTTATCTTCCGCCGCACGTTTACGCGCTTCGGCTTCTTCTGTTGTTATAGCCCCTTTTTCTTCTAAAGCCTCTATACGGGAAATTTCCTCTTCACCAGCTTTCTCATTCGCTTCCTGTTCAGCCTCAACAGCCTCAATCTGGCGATCATAAATGGATGATATCATTTCACCAATTCCACTAACCATAGAAGCCCACATCTCGGTGGTTCTTTCCATCTTCTCACCGTCTGTAAGTTCTTTCCAAACACCCGATATCTTATCAGACATAATACTGAATCCCTTATCCATCCCGTCAAATATACCGGCAAACGGACTATCGATATCCGATGCAAGATCTTTCAATGCAGAAGAATAACCTTTCAACGCTTCAAAATTCCTTCGTGTAATATCCTGTTGCTCTTCCGCTTTTTTCACCTGATCATCCGCATTTATGGAACCTATCTCTGTTTCCATTGCCTTTATGGATTCTCTCAGCATTTCAATCTGTTGCTTGCTTACCATGCCCGATGCTTCCGCTATCTCGATCATTTTTTCAGTAGCATCTATCTGTATCTGCAATTGCTCGTTTGCGGCTTGCTTCTCCAATTCACGCATGGCTTCATCATATTCTTTTCGCGACATCAGCCCCTTTGAATAATTTTGTGTTATAATGTTTTCAAGCTCCTTATATCCAGTACTTGTAGCTGCTATACGGAGAGATGATTGTTCTTCTTCCAGTCTTAGCATCTCATCGGTATACTTTTTCTTTTCCTCGATCCTTTTTTCTTCGGCCTCTGCCAACTTCTTAGCATATTCCTCATTCTCTTTCGCTACCTTCTGCTTTCTCTCTTGAACCAACATTTCCCGGAGTTTGTTTTCTTCCTCAGAATATCCCTTTATAACTGCTATCTGGTCTTTATATTCTTTCTCTATGGCAGCAAGATTACGCTGGTGCTCATCCTCTATAAGAGAAACGGACAAGTCAGCCATTTTATTCCTAAGATTCTCTATGTATTGTGCTAGATCATTTGCGGCTTTATCGGCAGAATGAGGATCAAATGTAACATCTCCAATGTTAATAGATCTTGCCATATCCCTACTAGCCTTATCTACTTGGTATAGCTGATTTAACAAAGAACCTATTTCTTTATCCAAAGATTCTACTTTGCTTTGCGCTTTAGATACAAGCCGTGCTTGAAAATCATATCCCTCTCCTGCACTTGTAGGTATTTTTGCTAAAGTAGCCTCTTCTCTCCGTTTCCTTGCCTCCGCTTTTTCTCTTTTGCTCTCAAGATCTGCTAATTTTTCTTCCAAATCCAATTTTTGTTTAGCCTGTTCTACAAGACGATCTTGCACGGCTCTAGCTTTAGCCGAAGCTAATATGGCATTAGATAACCTTTGATAACTATCAGCCGCTTTACCTGCAAGAATGTTTTCATCACTTATATTTTTAAAGTATGAAGGATATTGCTTCTTCAGTTCCTCAACGGCTTTTTTCCGCTCTCCCATAGGTTTATTCAAATTGACAGCAGCCCTATATAATATATCCAATTTAACAGCTTCATCTTGGGCATTTTTCACACCTTCTTTTTGAGCTTTATTCAAATCCTCCTGAAGCTGTTTTAGATAATCAATTTCTTTTCTTGCATCAAACAGGCTACTCACCCATTTGGCTATCTCACCCCCATAACTTGATAAAAGAGTTATCCCAACGACTAAAGCCGTCTGCCAACTAAGAAGGGAACTCAATACCTGCTTAAATACAGGTATAGCTGTTTGATTTGATTTTTTAGCCAACTCATATTCAATTCTCGCTTTCTTCAACTCATCAACAAACATAGGAAGGTTATTGGAGATGGCAAGAAAGAAAGTATTGGCACTAACAGACAAAGCAGGAAGTTCTCTCGCAATCTGTTGTATGGAAACATTAAGACCATTCCAACCCGAAGCATAATTACCTACATTACGTTGGTAATTGCCCATCTGTGCATCTATATCCTTTAATTGTTGATTCAACTTGCCGATATTGTTCAAGATATCCATACCTTTTGCTCCCTCGCGTGCAGCTTGTGAAAGGTTATAATATTCTTTTTCCAGTTGAAGCATTGAAGCCTTCATCTCGTTATAGCTTCCTGTTGTGGCTATCGCTACCTGTGTATGATTTCTCAATATCGCCGAATACTGTTTATTCTGCTCTGTCAGCGTGCGTAACTGGGACACCGTAGCATCTCTTTTGGACTTGTACTCCTCTTCGCTGATAGAACCTGTCTTATACTCCTTTGATAATTCCCTCAGAGATGTTCTTAAGGCTGAAATTGTTTCTTTGTTATCACTTAACCTACTGTTCAATTCGGAGGCTTGTTTATCAAAAGCCTTTACCGTCTGACGGATTGAATCAAAATCAGCAGCAGTCATGGATATTTTCTTAGATGCTTCTTGAAATGAAACAGAAGCATTTTCCGCATCTTGTGACACGTTTTTCAGATCTTCGGAAGCACCTCTCAAATTTACTTTTACTTCCGTTATTTTGTCTGCCAATGTATTCAATGGCTTGGTAAGAAGCTCTATCTTACGGGAAATATCGGTCAATAACTTTAATTGACTAGCCTGTAATTCAGACAACCTATTTTGAGAAGCATATAATTTGGTAATTGTAGCATTATAACTGTCAACTTTAGACTGGTATTCTCTTAGATTACCCGGCTTAAAATTTATGCCATCACTTAATTGTTTTGTGAAATTCGCATATTCGGAAGATGTGGTTTGAATATTAATCCTTATCTCATTTAACTTCTTAACGATGTTAGGATCAATCGCATCAGTAATTTTAAATTCTGCTCCTGCCATGGTCTTTTCGTAAGTTTTGGGTAGTGCATGACTTCATGCACCTTCTAAGAGCAAAGATAGTGATTTTATTGATATTATGAAGGTGAGGAAATAAAAAAGGGAGAAGCAAAAACTTCTCCCCGTGAAAAATAATTTATTTAAATTACCAATCATCATTTTCATTGCCCACAAGACCATTCTTCACAGCTTCTTCTATTTTATCCATAATAACATTGGAATATGCATGAGCCATAATCAATGCTTTAGACGATGTTTTCTTTGCCTTATGCTGATCTTTGGGGCTGAAAGGATAACATGTTTCTATACCCCATTTTTCTGTTTTCTTTGTCGTGTCCGCAGGCTGTCCTGTTGTACCAGCAGAAAAAGCCCCCATCCATCCGCCTCCGATGTTCTGCTCAACCTCATAATATTGAAGCGTATATGTAACACGAATTTTTTTATCTTTAATATCAACTTTTATAACAGGGTGGATGTTAACATTATAAGCTGTCATTCCTCCAATATGTTGAGCGATTCCTCCTACAAATCCTTTAGCAATAATTACTCCCGCATCCTTATCATTCAATTTAATTACTGAGTTCGCATCGTTAAAAGATTCCGCAAACCAATGGTTTAAAGTAATATATAACTGCTCTTTAGTCTGTTCCCCACAATTAATTATCTGCTCATAGGTCAAACTCTGATTCTTATCCAATACCAATGAAGAACCTAAATTTTCAGCCGCATCCACCCACTTATCACCATAATTTTCCTTTGCATATTTTTCTAATTCTTCCGCTCTCATTACTTGAGCACTCAGATTCATACTGAATAATGAAACAATCATTAAAAATAATACTTTTTTCATATAGTTATAATAATTTGGTTATTTTCAGCAAAGTAATATACTTTTAAAATCAAATCAAAACATTACGACACATTTGTTTACAATTTAGAATACTGTCTAAATAAATTATAAACATAGCATTTCAATCTTCATGTTTAAATTTCACCTTCTCACTTCTTTTCCCAGTGCATACAATCAGTTTGAGATGCTTGCCGTATATCCGTTCAAGTCTATTATTTTGTTCTTTCATTTTTTGAAGTATAATTTCAAGTTTATCTATTGTTTTCATAGTCTTTTCGGGTTATGTTGCGAATCGCAACGTTAACGGATGTAAATAGTCTGCCCACCTCGTAAGATAAGGTGGGAAAGACTTGATTAATAAATAATATTGTTATTACATATTAAGAAGATATTCTCCTAATGCATGAGCTTTTTCTCTTGAAATAAAAGCCACACTGTCACGCTCATGGTCTTCAGGATCTGATATACACACTGCTATCATATCGTATTCGGAATGTGATACTGTTATATTTACTGTACCATATTCATCTTCCATTGTCGCATATTGAGAAAAAAGGCCCTCTCTTATTGCCATTTCGGTAGGATTCCCATTCTCGTCAATCAATCCATTTTCTAAAGCTATTTTTTGAAGATCCTCCACTGAACATCCCAACTTATCTGCTACTTCATCAAATGTTAAGCTATTATTCATTTTTATTTCCATGATCATGCAGCCATTAAAGATTTAAACTTATTCAGAAAATACACCTGACCTTTACCTGTAACGTAACAGGTATGTTTTATAAAAATGGGATTTTCACCCGATACTATCGGTCTTTCTTTCACGAAGAACAATCCCATTTCTGCCGCCCTCTGTGTAGGCATATAGTCATTTATATATTTATTCTTCGATCTGCTGTATCGCTGCCTTCTGATAAGGAACTTGTTCTCTACCATCCATTCATAAAGCCTTATTTCTCCAATCTTATATCCGTTTTGGGTGATAAGTTTCGCAAGATCTCCTATGAGAATATTGGTAGACGAGCTTGTTACACATTCCGTGAATACTACGGCTGGCTTTGCTTCCTCTATGATAGTCTGCTTCTCTTGTTCCTTCTTCTGCACTTCCAATGCCAATCGTTGCTTTTCCTCCCGTTCGCTCTTTAACTGTGTAGCTAGACTGATAACCAAGTCGGGATTGTTAATCATTTGCTCCAGGGTTGGCTGCGTGGCGGTCATGCCGTATTGAAGAAGCTCTTTGATGCGGTCGTTACACCATAAATAGAAGTCGGGAGAAAGCCATTGTGCAAATACCAAAGCAAGGTCTTCATGCATCCAAGTGCCTTGATTGTTACCTCCTTGATTTACAGTAACTAAACCCGTTGCGGGAATTCCCGTTTTGGCTGATAATGAACTAATTAACTCCTTCGTCTGTTTTGTTGACAAAAAGTCATTACAACGTTTTCCAAACGGTTTAGCCATTTCTGTGGCATTTACCATTACACTATCGCCTTTCTGAAAGGTAATAGGACTTCCGTTGTATTGGAAGATTTGATTTTCATTCAACTGTCGCATAATAATGAAAATTAAAAGTTAATAAATAAAGAAAGCAGAGAATTTCTCCAACTTGCGACAGTTCCATATCGGCTTTGGGGCGAATATGTACGGAGAAACCTCTGCTTATATTTTAAGCAATACTTCAATATTGGGCATAAAAAATCCCCAATCCGAATATGATAATAAAACTGTCGCACTGCAAAGGTACAACAATTTTTCAAACAAACAAATAATGAAAATATATTTTTCATTGTTATTTTCACACGCATAATATCCATCTTTCTAATGACTTTCAACACGCCACAATATGCCTTACCTGTAATTTCTGCAATTTGCAGTGAACTTATTGTTCTTTTTTCGCCATTTTCCCCATCAATAGGTACTAACTTATTAAAATTTTCCATATCTTTGCGATATAAGATTAATATTGTTCCCCGTTGGCGGCTCAGTCACTTCCGCCTTTGGGGATTTATTTTGACTGATTGTAGCAGGTGGGGAATCGAACCTCATTGTGCCATTATTCACTCCTGCTTTCCTCCCTTATACTATCCACGCTTGGAATCGTATAAAAAGAAAGTTCCGTAATAGGTGCAAGCTACTACGGAACAGTCATATATAAACTCCAATAGGAGAATATTTAATCAACATCAAGTAACGCTTTGCACATGTTACAGATACAAAGGTAAATGATGTTTTTATCTTATACAATGGTATGAATATTAAACAAAAGACAATATCAATTAATAGTAATACTAAGTAACGCATAGTAATATATAGTAACGCAATTATTAAATATCACATTCACAATTTAGACAAAATCTAAATTATAACATAATTGATAGTTTTGTTTTTCAATTAAAAAATAAATGTCTTTTTTTGCACAAAACATTTGTAACAAACGAACTGTTTTTAGATATAAGCATCATTAATCATGGGAATATAATATGGCTGAAAAAAAACAAAGTTACACAGAGGAAGAATTGAATGAAATGATTGCATGGTTTAATGATCATGCTAACCAACTTCCCAAAACAATGCAAATTAACAAATCTGCGTTCACTCCAGATTTAGTCCTCACTATCGAAAGCTGCATCATGCAGGCGAAACAAAATTTAGGAAATTACAAGATGGAAGGATCATTCTTGCTTCTAAGGCAAATAAGAGCCAATATTGAAAAAGGAGAAAACGATCTTTTGTAGATCCGTCCTTTACATAGATAGCGGTAATCCTTCCGGATGTCCGCTATCATTTCACGGAAATATGAATTCAATAAACTCGCCTGACCAGTTTTCACCTTCACGACAGAATTTATACACATCTCCAACCTTGTATAATATATAAACACATTCATCCATAATAGCAGCCTTCTCTGCGATTGAACGCATATGTTCCACCTCCCTCATTGACTTATTTCCTTGGCACAAGCAGTTTTTCATAGTTCGCACCTCCTTATAAATTTCTCAATAGAGGGCATAAGCCTGTACGTAACATAATGCCTCCTTGCTTTGGAGCTTACCTTGAAAATTTTATAGCCATATTTCTTCTCAATATCAGAACCAAAAGAAACGCCATAGCTGGCAATCCTTATACCATTTGATATTGGTATTGCCGTGATGGAACTATAAAAATCTCCACGTATGATAAGGTTTGGAGTATTGTTCCCTCTTGCAGAAAAACCCAGATATGAAGGTTTCGGTTTCTGTATCTTTGTCTTCCAATTTTTATAGCGTTCGGCGTTTTTCTTCCAATGCTCTCCATAAGTTTTTTTAAAGTATGGGTCCTCAGTATATCCAGGGATCAAAGGATTTTCATCTCCATCAACACCACTATATAGCTGTTCTCGTACATATTCCTCAAACTGAGGAGCATCCTTTTCCATCTTATCCCTTATCATTGGCTGAATGCCATCAGCCAATTTCTTCCAACATCTCGCGTATTCCTCCAATGTCATAGCAAAAACGGGGGATCAATCTCCCCCGCCTCCTAAATTACTGTTATTGATAATTCTATTATATACGGAAACCAGCCTTGATTTCCGCCTTTCTCTAGAAATGTCCTTCCAGAATACATCTATATTCTGAGCGACAAACTCATCCAATGAAAGTTTGGCCACCTCGGACTCTATAAATGTGACTCCATTAATTCTCATTGTACCCATTGTTCAATCCCAATGACCCCATTAGCCTGTAAAATAGAAGGAGATTTAAGCACCGGTACACCTCCTGTCGCTGTAAGCACACCGTTACTGTATTCCAGTGCTGACGCACCAGAAACGACTGTTGAAGCCTTCTCAGACAATACAGCGCCATAATATGCAGTAAGGTCTGTGCGGTCATAGTGATCCACGAGTTTATATGTATTCTCAGGAGATGTCATTTTCACAAATTCAACATAATTCAATCCCTTGAGAACATTTTCCAAATTTACACCCGATTGTTTTACAGACATGTTTTTCATCATCTTCTCCGTATCGGAATACATTGCATTAAACGCAAGATAAGCCTTTTGTCCGCTTGAGTCATAAGTCTGCCCTGTAGGGTAAACCCCTGACAAATCGAATCCTGCAAGCTCGTCTGTTCCGTCATCCTCTCCGTAGATAACATTATTCTTGTCAAAAACATACATATCAAACAATGTATCCTTGTTGGCTACAAGATTAGCTTGTAAAGCTAGATTAAACTTACGCAACGTGAATGTATCCGTCCTTGCCGAATAGCCCGTTATTTCCGAACCGGCATAACCATTTTCCGATGTATTGGGTTCACCACCGCTTACCGCATATTCCGAAAATCCTGTAATAGGATAAATTCTGTCCGGATAATCAGCATGGCAAGCCTCTTCCAAAGCATCAGCAGTCAGTTCCCTTGGCAGTTTTTTGCCATGAATGACCAATATAACACCTGCTACCTTGTCCGGTTGCAGGGGGCAGTAATTCATTCCAGTATTAAATCCGGACGTGCTGCCGCACTCTCTAATATCTGTTCGCATAACAATTCTGATTTTTAACTGTTAAATCCAAATTCTTTATTTCAATAGCATCTATCTTTTCGCCAACTTCCTTACCGTCAACATCAACAGCACCACGTCTTCCAAAACTATAATTTTCTGAATATGTATGGCTTACAATACCGGAGTAACCGAAATCAAATTTATCACATTTTTTTAACTCTTCTATGAATCCGTAATACAAAGGTCGAAGAATACCTTCAAAAGATATCTCACGACGTTGTTCATTTGTATACTTTTCCAATGTATTGGTAGCGATTATTATGTTTACAGATGCCTGACAAAAAAAATCCTCACTACCCCTTTCCTCGTCTAAGGGAACATACAGCCCTATCATTGGGAATTTTCCCAATGCTGTCACCCTGCTTTTCCCAAGAAGAAGAAGTGTTTCCCTTATATAAGAACTGTCACCATATATGTAATTTATCTGTTGATCCATTCTTTTTGACAAGGAAGCACATACATCTGATATTATATCGATTATCATATTCCAAGAGAATTAATTGTTTCCAACAATTCGAAATCGGTGGCGATATCCGGATAGTCCGCTTTATTTGATTTAAGCCACCTCACAAGTCTGATATTCATTCTTACCATGTCATTCCATGCGAATATCATTTTCCTTTCTGGACTTACAAGACGACCGTCATCTTCGTCAGCCTTCACACCTGTAATAGTTGCCTGTGCATGATTATGTCTCAAATAATGAAAATATATATAGTTGGCAATAGGGGATTTGGAAACCTCACTATCACCATCACTATATCTCACGACAAGACGCGCTATAAGATCATCCCATCTTTTTTCCTTCGTTTTCCCTTCGTTGGCAATATATGATGAGAATTCCTCATACAACTTCTCTCCAAGGAGTTTTCCCAGATATTCCGACTCATATTGCATTACAAAGCCTTGAAGGCTGTCAACTATCGCCTTATTAGTCTCAGAGGGAGTATGTATATTCAATACAGCACCCTCAATATCAAGAATACCTCCTTGAAAAAAAGTATAATCCACTAACATTACACAATATCTTTGAGGTTCTTCTTTTTATTGAACAAGTCTTCAGCACCGATTTTCTTAGCGTCCTCTATCAATTCCGTAGGAACGGTGGCAACACGCCCATCTTGGAAGAACTTAGCTGCAAGTAACATATTAACACTTACCTTATCACCTTTTTTATAAGAAGCTCCGTCCTTTGCGAACTCAACCTCATAAGTTTTAGTCAAATTTACCTTCATAGCATATATAAATTTATCCGCCGACAGCGACGGGGGTTATAGCTTCAATAACGGTTGCAATCTTATCCTTGACAAAAGCTGTTTTATATTGTTTTTTGATATAAACCATCAATCGTTTCTCACCAAGGATAGTCACCATATTTTTAGTGAAATCATCATTTTCCCACCCAAGTGTAATGGTAAGGACCCATACATCACGGATGTTAAGATAGTTAAAATCTCCAACCCAAATATCACCTTGTTTGATTGCAGTGCTGGTTTCCACTCTCAGACCTTGAATCAGTTCATCACCAATACGGAAAGGACGAAGATATTGCCCATTAACATCCTTAGTCAACTGCATTTGTGCATAGTCAAGAGGATGCATGAGCACAAGGTTGGGGCGATAAGCCATATTGGACATTGACACAATCTGTGTATACATACCAACAATAACATCATAAGTGTTGGGCTTATCTACTTTCAGAGTTGTCAAGGAGAATGTAGGTATATCACTCCCAATCCCTTTAATCTGACCACCAGAACCAGTACCAGACAGAATACCTTCTTCTTCTTTCAAACCAATACGATTGATAATCTCAGCCCTAACCTCCGCAACCAACTGAGGTAAATCAGATAATGTTTCTTCGGTTACTTTTGTGCCAAGAGCCACTTTGCCAGCATTGATAGTAACTTCTGACAATGTACCGCTCATCATAGGCTTAAGACCGCCTTCTGGAACCCATTCGGCTTCTTCTTCACCCGGATTGAACTCCGCATAAGTTAATGATCGTGTAGATATTGCTGCCACATTGGCAAATTTACGGATTACAGTCTGAGAACGCGGATCAACAGATAACTGACTATCAATTGTCATGTTATAATGTGGTGCCACACCTGTACTCTTCAAGGGCTCAACATCCTTTTTGCTCATAACAAGTGTAAGGCTTTTCTTGAATCCAGGAGACTGCTTACAAGCTGTTTTCAAGTCCACGGATTTCTCTCCATGTTTGCCTACAGTAATGAAATCCTTCAATTGCTCTTCAATCTGCTGGTCTACAGATTTGAAAACCGTTTCCCCATCTTCATTCTTATGCATTGCACCCTTCATGCGAACAATTATCTCTTTCATCTCACCAAGTTCCTTACGCACTGTTTCCAATTCCTTTTCGGAGTCTATCTTTTGAGTAACCTCATTTAATTTATCCTCAAAAGTTTTTTTGTCGATAGTATCGTTCATGAAATCACCTACAGTAGCGTTTATTGCGTCCTGCAACGCCTGTAATGACTTCACGGAAACCTCATCCATTCCCGACAAATCAATTTTGCTTAAAAAGTCAAATTTCATACTTCTTTAAGTTTTAAAGGTTTTGTAAATATTTTTATTTTTTTATCGGCTCCCTCTTCATCAAGTGGCTTGCCTGCCGGCTTGTATCGAGCGAGTGACATCGCTTTTCTTATTAACGTTTGAACTTCCTCTCTCTTCCTTATTGGAAGTCCTTTACATACATCACTTATTTCAACCGGAAGTGATTCCAACGCACTTTCATATTCTTCTGCCGATTTCAGACCAAGATATTCAGTTTCCCCGTTACATCCTATGGACACTACGGATATCTCATATAGAATGACTTCCTTTACAACCAAACAGTCACGTTCCCTATCATATTCACATTTTTCCCATACATAACTATAACCTATAGAGAACTGGTTCAAAGTTCCACTTTCAAGCTGTTTCAACGCTTGATTCCCTCTTTCCACATCATCAATAGACGCTTCAAAGTAAAGCCCTTTCTCATCTTCTTGCAGAAGCGTAATGCGTCCTATAGGTTCATGCATGTCATGCATCCACAACATGATAATCTTATCATTAGCAGAACTTTCCGGACCTCTCTCCTGTATACTTTTTGAGAAACATCCTTTCAAGAGCATATCACCGAACTTATCAATGTTATTGAAAATTGCGGCATAACCACTGATAGTTCTGCTGCCAGAATCATATTGTATCTCCTTTGCATAAAAAGATAAGGATTTATACTGCTTCCCCAGCCTGTCCTTGTATTTGCTTGTCTCCATCATTATTTATTTCTATTTTAAATTCCCCTTTTGGGTTATCCGGATCAATATCTGTAAAATTAGACATCTCAGTTCTTGCCTCCTCAAAAGTAATCAGCCGGTTGTTATACAATGAAGCTATAGCATTAGAGGCTGTAGACAAGGCATCCGCCAACTCTTTCATGTCCTTTTGAAGACAAGCGACATGAGTAAAGTCCATTTTGATTATTGCTCTGTCCTTACATATAGCATTAGTCAAAGCCTCTGTTATACATTCACTGTCAGGAATAATAAGATCCTGATATGCCGCTTTCTTTGCCTGAGAAGAGTTATCATAAGTACTTCCTTGTATAATCAGATTGGCGTCAAAACCTATGGTCTGAGCTATCGCCTCCAAACACGCCTTATCTTCCTCATGAAGCTTCAATTGTTCCGTATTTGATCCTAATGTAATCCATCCCAGTTTCTTAGGAGTCACCATGATTTCATACAACTTATGCACTATGCCATATTTCCTTTTAAAATCATTCTGCAATTTTTGGGATTCAGACGGAGTAATGGCGGCATTCCCTACATCAGTCGTATCATTCCCGTACAATATCCCTTTTGGACCTCCATTAACTATAAGATTTCCTCTCCCTATCAGTTGAGCCATATAGTTTCGCGTATGCGAAGATAATGCGTCTACAGGGGAATGGAAGGCAATTTCCCCTCCATTATTGCTTGGAATATCCATTATTGAATCGTATATGACAAAATATTCCTCATCCCCAAGCTCTATATTTACATCTCCCCAACGTATATATACCCTTTTAGCAATTGAAGAAAGTTCTGTCTGAGTAAATGGGTCTTTACCGAATGATTCCATATAAAATAATTCGGGAGGTATTACCATCATGGATTTAGGCAGGTCGGATTTTAAAGCTCTCAATGTATAAATAGGGCAAAATCCGAAACATTTTAAGGATATCTCAACCTGTTTTATAAAGGAACGCCCACTCTGTATTATATTTGGACGATTTAAGAGAGTCACAATATCTTTAAAACTCCTCTTTTCATTCCCGTTCATATCTGTCACGTAATATCTTCCGTTCTGAATCATTCTTCCGCAATGATCTAGAACCATTGCAAACGGCCAACATTCATGCAAGGCTCTTGCTTTCCCCTCAACAGTAGACATATCGTAATCTATATTTCCTTTATTGCCAGGAAACAGGCTCTCTACCCATTTAGGTACATAAATAAAATTACCCCCATCATCCTTACCATGATAGGTGGCTTCATCATACATATCCTTATTTGACTTCTTTAAAGAAGGTATCTTAAACCAGTGTCTCATATACAACAATAAAGGCAACCGCCGTTATAATACAGCAATTGCCTCCACAGTGATCACGTTCTAAAAGTGGGTATGGTGCAACTTCACACCATGAAGGCAATTGCCTGTTACAAAGGAACAAATTAATTTATTAATTAACAAGTAATTCAAATATTATTTTCGTTTAATATAAATTAAAATAATAAACTTCCAATTTATATACCCTAAAAATACCCATATTAAAAAAAGACCAACATTTTTTGTACAACATCCGATATTTTTTTGCCAAAGTTTTGATATATCTTAAAAATATACCAATTATATATTATATTTTTTCGATACGTAATAAGACAGTGCTGCTACAGAATAAATTGCAGCGCAATCATCTGAACCATTATAGTCCAATACTCCATCCATAAACTCATTGTATTGCGGTATCTTGTCATAGTCTGAACGGAACATCACATTATTTTTGATAAAATCCAAAAAAGCAGATATCCTAGCGTCTGCTCCCATATTTTTATGTATGATTCTGACATCATATCTATCCCTTAAGCCCCGTGCTATAGGAAAATAATTTTTTTCACTTTCAAACAAGATCTCCGCAGGAGATATCCCTTCTAAAAATGACAGAAGAACATTTTCATCAAATGAACTTATATATGTCACATTATCGATATATATTCGCTCATTTACATAACATGAAACCATAATAAACTTTCCGGCATATTCGGGAAGAACATATACAAGTCTTGTCCCCTGAATATTTTTAGATATATCATAATATCTCATATCTTTATTTTCCTGCTTAATTTTACTTCGTTTTCTTTTTAAGGAGAAACGAGTATATTCATCCTTAAACACCCATACGGTAATATAACGTAAGCAGTCGCAAATGTGCCCGTACTTCTCATAAGACTGCCCCGTAACCTTATCCTTAACTCTCGTCTTCAACATTCCACCGTTAACATCCTTCTTGGCATTATTATAATCAACAACTGAATTCTTACATCCGTCATCTACTGAAAAACACATTCCGGAACCACCATCAAGCATGTAATTGACAAACTCACCAGACATGGGCACGGACGGATTAGAATATGGTATCCTTTCTTCGACATGGTAAGTACCTTCCAGCCCTTCTACGAACTTGTCAAGGAATGACCTCTTTTCATCATCTATAGTATTCCCATTCCTTGTTGAAGCGTCACCATATAAATACAGCATATCATTGTATCTGATTGACCGCAGATAATCAACAGCCATCCGAGATGCATGCGTTACTGTGTTAAATGGATCACCGGCACATATCTCATTAAACTGCCTTATATGACTTCCGTCCACTTGATAAAAACAAATCGAAATATAGGGAAGAACATTGTTATCAATAGAAATATGCACAGGAAGTCCCTTGATATATCGTGTTGTTTTAATATGCCTATTAGAATCGAAAGCATATAGAAACTCACCCCCCGTCTTAATACTACCCCATTCACCCAGCGCATATACCCGGTAATAGTTGTAATCATGTTCCTTGTACCATTGATAATTGGATATTGTCTGCCTGTCATAATATCCATATTTACCGTCCGGAGAACCAACCACCCAAAAATTATTTTTATAAGACGAATGCAGTTCTATTGTATCCGATGGGTACTTTTCCAGCTTTCCTGTACGTTCATTGGCGATCATTCTAGGTTTGCAACCCCGTTTCCCTAATATTGTGCTGTATGCCTTTGGCAAAGAACTTTTAGTAAGAGGATTTTTCACTTCGCCATATAGTTCATTTGGAAGATCGTCCCATTCATAAGTATCAAGAATTTTCGTTTTAATCCATGAATCCTCAGATACAGGATTAAAATTGCATATTATCTGCAACCCTTCCTTACCTCTAAGACGGAAACGTATCTGAGTAAAATCTTCATATTCGAACTCGGTTGCTTCTTCCATCACTATCCAACGATATCCAGTGATAGACTTTATTTTTTCAGGATCATCAAGCCCTGTAAAGTCAATTTTACAACCATTTACACAAGTTATATTATTTTCCTTAGGCACAAAGAACTGACTCAGTTGAAGAGCCTTTAGTTGGGTCTTAAACTCTTCATACACTGTATTCCTCAGACTAGCTCCCACTTTTCTTACAACAAGAGCCGAACCTTCGCAAGAAAATACAGACAACAACACAGCCTGTGTCGTAGATACAGATTTTCCCGATGAAGAACCACCTCTGTTTATAATGTACCTGATATTCTTGTCATGCATAGCCTTACGGATATGCCAAAACAGAGGATTGAACAACTTATGTGAGAATACCATCTCTATCATCACTCGTCCCCAATTATCATGCGCACATTAGTACTGACATCACTTTTTACCGGAGCATCCCATCCAAGCATCTTGCTTATCTGTGTAATGGCGGCTATCTTGCTGTATAGCCGTATCTCCACTCCATATTGAGTGTTCTTAATTGACTGTATGCATAGACGGACGGATTTCGGAATATTCTCAACAGACTTTACCATATATGTATCTTTACCAGAGGACAGCAGATCTATCGGATCAACATTCACCACGCTTGCAAGAAAGCGAAGCACATCATCCTTCTTCATATCAAACCTCTCGCAAGCCTCAACCTGAAGCTCATTCAACCGGGAGGCCACATCTGAATTTTTGAGAAGGTCAAACGCACGTTTGCGCACAGTTCCGTCCTTCCAATTCACACTGCACGGATAAGCTTTCCGATACGCCTCTGATGCGTTACCCGTTTCTATATAATAGTGGCAAAATTTTTCTCTATTTATTACAAGTTTCTTTTTCATAAAAGTCTTTTCGTCCGAAGAACGTACCGCGCTCCTTTACACGGGATCATTACAATTCAAAGTTACGGAAAATATGAATAAAACAAAAAAAACATACCATTTAATTCATGTACCCTAAAAGTACCCTAAATTCATTTCTTTTCCTCCTTATCTATCTTAATATCCGTTACTTTACCACGACACTTAAATTCATTATTTATTATCTCTGATACCGAATATAAATTAATCCAACATAGACACGCGTTCCCAAATTCATTTTGGCATAAATCACGTAATGAACATTTTGAACAATCGTTACGTTTCGTTTCCTTCAATTCATGCAGCACTCCGTCAATTATTATTCCATTCTTTATTTCCATACCGTTCATTCATTAGAAGTTACACCCAAGCACAATACTTTGTCAGAAACGCCTATATCGTCAAATTCCAGAGTTAAATACTCTGTATCGTAAGGGTAAGGGTATCTGCAATTTTTCAATTCTTCATCCGTCAATTTGCGTCTAATACGCATCTCTATTTCGTAATCATCGGAAAGATTCTCAATTATTTTTCTAAGTTGTCCTACGTTCTTTATTTCCATATTGTCTAATTAATTTAATTGCTAATAGAGGGTCTTTATCTCCTATTTGATTGATTAGCTTTGTAAATTTGTCCACTCTACCATAGTGTCTAACGCAAATAGCATTTGCCTTCATCGAGCGTCCTAATCCGTATAAATACTCCATGCGTACATTTCTACGGATATTCTTCATTATCTTTTTTGCTTGTCTTAATTTCATATCTCAATCTCCTTTCTCTTTAATCCGTTCAAGTACATCCCTGTTCGCTTCTAATATTTCATCGAAAGACGGGATGGGCATCCACATGTCACATTCGTAGTCGTTCCAATCCTCAAATTCAAATCCTCCGTCTGTCGCAACGTATGGCGATCTCCCGGATGAAACAACGATATAGCCACTAACAATCGCTCCATTTGATACCATTCTGCAAAGAACAAGCTTGTTTTGTTCCGGCAACCGCTCCTTAACACTTATCCACGGAGATTGCTTGGACTGCCAGTCTGCACCCTTCTTAAACATATTCAGCATTGCTTGCCTTTGATAGACTAATTCACCTTCAATTACTATTGCATAGCTTGATATAAGCTCTTGCTTTGCCGCTTCTTCTACTGTCTGTTTCATAATTTAATGTTATTAATTATGTTATTTAATATCTGAAACATTTTGTTGCATTACATTCATATCTATATCTTGAATGGCTTCCGCTTTTTTATTCCTTAAATAATCTATATAAGGTTCGGGATTGCCCTTTATCATTTCAACAAAGGGAAGTATATCCCATGCTTTATTACTGTAAGACATATTATTCCTAATATGGTCTGACATTTCTTTTAAAACCCATTCCGCACCAGCAATGAACCCTTGATAATATGCAGGGAATAAACTACCACTGCTTCTACTTTCAGCGAAAGAATGAGCTGTTTCTTTCAATGTCTGTTTCATATCCTATCCTTTGAAATTTCTCATGTATTCGCAATCCTCATCACATACACCTTTCTTTGCACATTGAGGGATATTAGTTCCCCGATTATATTCAAAATTATAACATAAGTTTCTGTATTCTTTCCTTCTTTCCATAGGACCAAGTGTTCTTGCTGAACTCCATGATTCATAGTCATTGCTAGACGCCTCTTTAAGAACGCATCCATCATCGTTATATAGCTTTCTAACTTCATTCATAATCTGTTCCGTTTTGAGGATTATCCATTAAACTTAAACTCATCCATATATCCCATTTCTTTCAAGCGGATATTAAACTCTTCAACCGAATCATTATTAGGAATGAATCGCTCAAGAACATCGTTAAAAGGGTGCAGATCGTTTTTTAAAATATCATTAGCCTCTTCTTCTCCACGTTTCTTTCCTAATCGGTCTTTGCATACTTCTATGTAATCATCTTTTGTCATATTGTAGTGCGTGACTGTATCAACAATTGTACTAAACCTACAATATAAGCCGTTTGGCTGTTGGGCTATAAATGATCCCATAATTACCTCCTTCTAATTTTTTATTTATCCACGGTTGATTTTACAATAATCTTATTATCGGATGATGGCATTACAACCACATTCCCAGCATCTGTGCTAATTTTTAAGATAGGATTAGAATTTGCGTCAATACTGGCTACTATAATCATATCTCCAAAAACATATCTTTTATCTTGTTCTAATTCATTCATTTCTAATCAGTTTTGAATAAAGGGCACGACATCACAGAAAAGTCAAATCGTCACTTAAAACTTTTATGGATAAAATTGAAGTCGTGCCCAAATAATTGTTACTTTTGTCTTGTCACTTAAAATTTTTAAATTATGGAAATGACCGATGAAAAATTCAATTCTCTCACTTCTGAGATTATCAAGAACACAGGATTGTTTAAATGTCCTATATGTGGACATACAGATGGATTTGATTTTAAACCATACCAGTATGTCATAGTTCAAGGAGAAACTTTAAACGATTCCGTACAATTAGGAGGCAGTATAATAAAATCTTTTATTGGTACATGTCCCCATTGCTCGTACATGATTTCTTTTAACATCGACAAGATAGAGAAAAAGCTATCTACAAAAGTTAAGTAATTGATTATTCACTATCTTTACGAAAGAAACCAATTGGAGTAGCAATCGTTTCTGATAAGAGCGGTTGCTTCTTCTTGGATGTGTCCATCACTGATACACTTATATTCACCTTCATAGTTGCTGCCACATCCACGCTACCATAAGATAAATCTATCAGTTTTCCAGATAAATAATTATCTGACAGCTTAGATTTGTAGTCTTTGGCATTTTCTTTTTTGTTTCTTGTTTTTTTCATATTCATTCTGATTTGTTATAAATTAATCCTCTTTGTACCAATCTGGCTTTGGAAACCTATCCGAAAAAAATACTTTATTGACTTCTTCACTTTCAATATTGGAAGCTTCCGGCCATAAATATTTCAACTCTTCAATACTATTGATATAGGCTACTAAAACAAAGTGGTGAGCACTTTCACCAGTGCACCAATATGGATATTGGATTGGCCATCTTAATGGACGATAATCTCCATCGCACTTTTCCTTATCTACAAAAAATCTTACTCTAATCATCTTATATCATATTTTTCGTTAAACACAGAATCCGCTTGCTGAAACTGCTTCGTGAAGCGATTCTCTTTGTATCCTCTCTTGAAAGTAGTATGTGTAACGCAACTCACCAGTGAGGCAAGAAGCATACATATTAATAGTATTTTCTTCACTTCTGTTCAGTTTTAAATATTAATCTTTTTCGATGAAAGTGTTAGTAGTATTCAACACTCCGGCTGAATCCCAATTTTTACCATCACGCACAAAAAAACTATCGCTTAACAGCCTTTCATAATCGAATTTATTCATAAGAATAACACTCGCATTGCCATCTATATACAGTTTGCATTGCATGAATTGAGTTCCTTTTACTTCCTCAATTACGTCTATTTGCATTGT